ATGTCAAAACCAACGGTTTTAGCAGCTACCTGAATAGCCAATGGAAGTAATGAAGGGAACTTATCACCAGAACCAACATATGGAGTACCAGCGTTGTAAGTGTTGTTGTAGTAAAAACCAGCAGGACCTGCACCAGCAGCACCACCTGAATAGTTACCTGGAGGCAGGATGTTACCCATGCCGTTTAGAACAGAAAGAGAGTTATAGGCTCCAGCCGATTCGTTCAATGAGTGGAAATGACAATATTTAGAAAGCCATTCAACTTTTGTACGATCAGTCATGCCAGTCTTGCTCTCAATGATTGGAGACCACGTTTCGTAGATCTCGTTTTGATTTAAGAGTTGCATTTTTATAGATCTTATTTTTTGAATCTTTTATCCAATTCTGCTGCGATGTTTTGGAGATAAGCATTACTTACCCCTGTTCTTACCGCATCAGGTTGGATTGTCTGGGACTCGTTCAACTGCTCTAAGCTAGCTGCAGGTGTATTGAAACCTGGACGGGTTCTCCAGAAGTGGTTGATCTGATAAGGAGTATCTAAATGATAAAACTTACTCTGGGCGATAATAGACCCTTTCTGTGATTCATTCAGAGACGCCCAAACAGGTACCAAATCTTCTGGCATCATGTCTAGGAATTTTTCACCTGATTTAGCTTGTTCAGTTAAAGCAGACCCCATAATTTGAGCTACATCCGTACCCGAATTGTAGTTCGACTCGTTTAGAGCTTTCACGACCTTTTGTTTTTCGGCCTCGTTCAAAGAAAGGAAACCTTTCTTAGTTCTGTCATCAACTAGCTTCAAGAAAGAATATTTGTTCTCACTAATGAGCTCGTTGGTTTTATTTGTATTTAGTGACTCAATTAATTGGTCAACTTTGCTTGATAATGAAGTGTAATCACCTGAGAATCCTGAAGTTCTCTTTCCTGTAGAAACTGATTCGTTAACTTGTTTCCCGAGATTATCCTGAGCGATTCCTCCTCTGTTGTTAATTGACTCAGCTAAATATTGAGTGTATTCAATTCCAGATTTAACTTTCTCAGCAAGATATTCAGAATAGTTAATATTACCATTTAGATTTTCTCCCAAGTAATCTGAGTAAGAGATGTTCTTATCCAAGTTCTCAGCTAGATAATCAGAGTAAGAAATGTTTCTGTCTAAATTCTCAGCTAGATATTCAGAGTAAGAAATGTTCTTGTCGAGATTTTCAGCCAAGTATTCCGAATAAGAAATGTTTCTGTCAAGATTCTCTGCAAGATACTCAGAATAAGAAATGTTCTGATCTAAGTTCTCAGCAAGATATTCAGAGTAAGAGATATTCTTGTCTAGATTTTCAGCCAAGTATTCGGAATAAGAAATGTTCTTATCCAAGTTTTCAGCCAAATATTTACTGTAAGCAATATTGTTATCTAGGTTTTCTGCAATATACTCGGAATAAGAGATATTCCCATCAACATGTTCTGCAAGATATTTAGCGTATGAAATAGCCTTGTCCAGATTTTCAGCTAGATATTTATTGTAAGAAATTGATCCTTCCAAGTTCTCAGCTAAATAATCACCATACTTAATTGAAGACTCCAAATTTTCAGCCAAATACTCAGAATATTTCTCTAGCCTTTTAACTCTTTCCTCTAAATCAGAGCTTCCACCAGATCCTCTATTAGCTGATTTTATCTCGTTTCTTAAAGAATTCATTTCCTTCTTAAGGATGAGAGAATATTCGTTTAGTTCTTCTGCAGTGACAAAGTTATTGTCCATATTCTTAGAATTATTTGTTATGTTTTCTTTTAAAAGTCTGGATATTTTCTCAGAGTCTTTGATTCTATATATCTGCACATTAGAATTTTTTCTCAATCCAAAGCTTTCATTTATATTAGTAAGAGTGGAAATTATTGAATTTTTTTGCTCGACATTGAAAGATTCGAATCCTAAACTCTCATATAAACTCTCTTGAACTCTTTCTAATTGTGCATTTTCGAATCCAGGATCTGCCACAAGATCATACGTGAAAATCTTTTTAATCTCCACCTTCTTATCATTGTTTACATTTCCAGCTGCTCTCGAAGAAATAGAGATCGGAATACCAGCATCAACAAGACTTTTAGCTATTCTTCCTGCTGGAGTATCCAACAACTTAACTTTGATTTTCACCAGACGATTGCTCTTGTCATACTCTAAGTCTATGATGATGTGAGAAATATTTTTTAAAGAAACATCAAATTCCTTCGGATGATCTAATTCACCAACAAGTCTATTCTGGTCAATCTTCTTCTTCAAATAGTCCAAGTGAGGCAAGTATTCTTTCTCTTCGTAAATTCTATGATTAGAATTTTCGACTCCAAATACAGCCGCTACTCCTTCCAGAAAATACTCTCCATCTTTCTTCATACTAGAAAGATTCTTCGAGGATTTCTCCAAAATCAGGACATAGTCCAGGTTTTTATTGTTTTCCATCTTTTATATATCTACGGCAATAAATTAATCTTCTTCTAAATATTCTTCTTCTACTCCAGAAGTGATCTCTTCCATTCCCTCTGATAGCAATTCCAAATCCTCCTCAGATATAAAAGTTAAATTCGATTCAAGCTTTCCTTTATTGTCATTAAGCCTTTGCACCGCATCATCACATGCATCTTTAGCCGTTTCAAAAGTGGCTTCAACTCCACCTTGTGTAGGATCCTTAGTTTTAAAGCTTTTTGGAAATCCTGGAATATCATCCATATCTGTTCCTATATCCTTAAAGAATCCAGCAACACCTTCGGTGGTTTCTATATCTGAAATGTCTGTTTGTAAGTTATCCCCATCAAATGAAGTGTAGTCTGACTTTATTTTCTCCCAAACCGAAACGGCCTTACCATTTGATTCTGTAAAAGTACCTCTACAAAGAATGAGAGTAGAATAAATTGCTAGAAGATCCTGAGAAGAAACTGTTCCAGTTAAACTGTTGTAAATTCCTCTCGCCATCGCTTTCACTGCTATTGGTTCGATATACCCATTATAGACTAATATGGTAACTGGCTTTCTATCGCTTCCTGCCCATTTTCCTATAGTTCCACCTCCAATAGCTCCAAGGCTCAAGGTCAATGCCCCTGTTGAACTTGTAACCAGAGCCGCACCTGCAGAGCCAGCTCCTGCTAGTGCTCCAGTTCCTAGAGCTGCACCTATAGCTGCTCCTCCAGTCATTACTACGGCACCAATAATAATTCCACCTATCAAAGCCCCTTTTGCAAAATCACCCCACCATTGGCTCCAGCTTTCATCATAGTAAATAGTGTATGCACCATCATTAACTGGTTTAAGTCCTTTCCATTTTGCTTCTTGACCAGTTGTTCCAGACTCTCCTGAAGCTCCTGATTCTCCTGATGGTCCCGGTACAGGTCCTGTTCCTGCCATACAGGGCAAAACTTTTCCCACAGCCAAGGAATCTTTGATGCACTTATCTTTTAGTTTCTTTGCTTTGATCTCTGCTTTTGCATCGACTGGTGCCACCGTACTAGGACTAGTCTCTTCTTTCTTCTCTTTGCCTTTAGCCAATCTATCGAGAGGATTGTTTTCTTGTAATTTTGCAAAATGAAGAGATTCTTCAATTACAGAGAAGAAATCATCAAATGAAAGAACTGGTGCTCCCTTGATTTCCTCTCTTTCTTGCAATTTCTCTTGGATGCTCATTTCCCAGTTTTTACTGTCTTTGATTGCCATTCCAAAGATTTCTGGGGATGTATCTATATCACCTTCTGTCAATGCCATAATTGCATCATACATAGCTTGGTCAAGGTCTGAAGTCAGAGCTTGTCCTGTTTGCCCAGAAAGATATCCCCAAACAATATTACAAACTGCAGCAGTGCCTTTTCCGTAAATTTTGTCTGCACCACCTTTCTTTTCTAGATAACTTTTCACAGATGGGATTAGTTCCATCAATTTGTTTTGTACATCACCAACCTGCTCGCATTTTTGCCCAATAGTAATGGGAAATTGGCAAGTCTTGACTGGAACTGGAACTGGTGGCTTCTTTTTACCTCCTTGGTCAGTTTGTGATTCTCCATCTTGTTTTTTCGCAGGAACACAAATTCCTTTAGATGGATCAAAAACTTGACCTGGGGGGCACACAGGAATAACTGGTTCAGGTGTGGTTAATCCCCCTGATTTAAGAATTCCATCTTTGATTCTTTGATATTCTTTTTTCTGTCTAATAATGTCATTGATCAAAGAGTCTTGCTGTCTCATGTAATCATTCCTCTTAATCTCTCCAGATGGGGTAACAATGTTTCTTATACCCTTTCTGTCTATCATTTGGAGATCTTGAGCTCTTTTGCTTAAGTTTTGGGCAATCTCCAAATATCTCTTAATATCTTCGTTATTCTTTAGTACAGCAACTTGTCTATCTCTATCAATCGTGCCTACAAAAGCATTCGCCGCATCTAATGACTCTTTTGATTTGTTAAATGCTTTTCCTCTAAACTCAGCATCTTCTACACTTGTTTCCTCACCTGTTCTCTTTGCCTCTTTTACCACCAAGCCTTGTTTTACAACCTCACCAAATAACTTAGGATTGGTTTTTTGCATTTGTTTTTCTCTTTCCTTAAGATCTTCCTCAAAGTTAGTAAGAAGTCCTGTTACTGACTCTTTCTTGAGAGCATTGAAGATCTTTTGATCAGACAAAGAAGGCTCAAGTTGTGAAAAGATTTGAGTCACAAACTCAATATTCTTCTTGTAAGCTTCCTTCTGAGCTAGATCCATGGCTGCCAAAGAATCCAAGACTGAGATGATGTATTGTCTAAATGACCCAAAGTTGTTGGTCCCTAAGATTTTGTTTTTAACTTCCTGAAAACCCCTTGGAGTTTTAAGATTTTCCATTTTAGAGTTTAGAAGTATTGTGAAGAAAGTGTTCATCACAGTTGAAATTAAAGACATGGAATCAAGATTCGCTGCCTTCTTATCAGTTCCCTTCTCTTTGTCTTCCATCATCGAAGACATCATACTTTCGTAAATGGGGTTGTACCCTTTGTAAAGATCTTTCTTGTTATTCATTGTAGATGTTTTTGTAGGCTTTTGAGATGAGCTCAATTATTTTCTCTATATATCCTTCGTTCCTTAATTTTTTGAATACTAAATTTTCGATAGAAAATTCTCCCTCCCTAGCAAGTCCCTCAATTCTCATGTTCATAATTTTTGATTTAATCTTTCTTCCGTATTGGTAGATTTCTTTTTCCGACACAGATGAGAAGTTCGCAGAGCTCAGGAGGTTCTCCATTTCGAGAATCTCAGAAACTATCCCATCGAATTTCTTGTCAACATCATTGTAATCTATTTCTGGGGGATTGAATTTAGGAATCCTGATCCAACTATTATTCTTTAATGAGAAGAGACCTGAAGCTGTATGTGGAAAATCAATGTCTTGTATGTAAAGTTCAACATCATGTCCCCTCAAAATCACCTTATTCCTCATGTTCCAAATTAGTCTTGGACCATCTAAAGCTTTTTTCACGAGATCTAAGTTGTCATCAATCTTCGTAAAATCAATTAATATATGTACATCCAAATCTGACTTGTCAGTCCAATTATAGTTTGCTAACGATCCTGTTAGTTGAATGTCAGCAATAGGAATATCTAGACTTAGAGTTTTATAGAAGTCTTGTGCTATACTTAGGAGTTTCTCTCTAATGTCCTGGTCGAACTTGTCACCTGTCCAAAATGAGGGATTGAGTTCTTTCTTGTAAAAATCATCTCTCTCGTTTTTTTCAAGAACCCAAGTGGAAAACTTTAAAATATTTTTCAAATTCGGAATTACAACTTCTTATATATTCCAAACTCTAAATCAATTAGGAAGAGACTCTTTTAAAACAATTCATGGTACAAAGGACATCTTCTTCACAATAATCCTTGATTTCATCTACCGCCTCTTTTTCCCAGTAAAAATTATGAACTTGAGATCCTTCCATCTTGATCTTGGAGGATGGCACTTTCAAGACATGTGAGATGAGATCAAGTGAAGAAAATGATTGTCCCCAGGCTCCAAATGAAAAAATCTCCATTAAATCCACGAAAGCCGTCTCCCACGGTTTCTTGTTCCATGTTTGAATAATTGGATCAGGGACCAATCCATTGATAAGCATTCTCTTTCCTAAATAAGGTAAATCGAAGTTCTTTATGTTTTGTCCACCAATTTTGTTTCCCTTAATCCTAGTGTTGGCTAGTACCTTGTTCGCCTTTTCTAGTATCTCTTTCTCATCATCACCATGAAAACTTGTGATTCTCTCCATGGCAAGGTCAGAAGAAAATACCCCGAAACTCACACAAATAATTTTTCCAAATTCAGGATGGAGACCAGCATTCGAAATCCATAAATCATGTGGATCTGTAGATCCACCAAGTTCAACATTTTTCTGTAGCCATTTACATCTTTTGATCCAAAGATACGATAAATGTGGATCCAGATCAGCGCAGGCACTTAGTGTTGGATAAGCACCAACTGTTTCGATATCAAGAAAAGTGCAATTTTGAATCAAAGTTTTATCAATCATGATATATAAATGAACTATGGAAAAGTACGGTTACAAAAACATTAGCTCGAGGGACGAATTTGAAAAGGCATCCAAAAAAGACACACAAATTCCAAACAAACCTGTCGAGCACAAACACCTCACAAATTACGACTTTATTGACATAACTTCCAATGGTAAATGGGGAATGCCAGGCCAAACAAGATATTTTGTCAAAGACATTGATGCTCTTGTTAAAGCTCATGAATTTTCCAGCAAACCAGTGATGAAAGAGAGAAAACCCAAAGGATATGTTGGATGGTAATCTCATTCTGGATCAGGAAGAGAATTATCAAAAGCAACATCAACAACTAAGTTATATGGGTTTAAATCTTTGATTGTCACCATCTCCTCCTCACTCGAAGGACAATAAAACATGATTGGGTTATCTCTTTCCGCCCATGTTGAAGCTGCAAGGAAAAAGCTTTCCTTGTAGGTTAGTCCGCCTTGATTGGTCCTATGAGAAGAAGCCCTGAACACAATCGGGATCTTTTTTTCCACATAAGTCACAGAAAGAAGATCCTTTACAGAAAAAAGACTTGGTTTCTCATCATTGATCAAACAGATCTTTTTTTGAGTCTTCCATGATAGGCTATCAAAAGCTTTGCAAAACTCAAACATACTTTTTCTTCTATTCCCTTTTGCCCCACCTATGTGACAAATCAAGGGAATATCAAATTTTCCTCCATCAATTTCGTCGATCAAGTGACCAAGCTTAGAAATTTCAACCTTAGCATTCTTCTTGGAAGATGAATCTGTAGAAACTATCGGGTTTTTGCTCTTGAGATAAAAAGCTAACCTTATCTCCAGGTCTTCTAGAAAATAAAAAAATCTTTCCTTTTCCGCCGGATGGACGTCTAAATTTAGCTCTAAATCCTTTTCTGAAACTTCAATAACAAACATTTTGTACCCTAAAGGAATATGACTTTTGATCTGGTCGCATATTCTTCTACACAAAGATGATTCTTTTGAAACTAAGGGTAATCTTAAAACAATTCCACTTCTTGTCAAGCTCATGTCTTTTATACAGAGCTTAGTAGGAAGAGTTTCTTATAGATTGTCGAATTCTGCCAGGGTCATTTTGGGCCAAGCCTCCAACTGGCTGATAGGCGAGAGATTTGCAACTTTCACACCTTTCTTTTCTAGGGCACTTCTCAAAGCCATAAATTCAGCATCTATAGATTTGATGTGTTTTGATAACTTATGCGACCCGGTTTCTTGAAAGAAATGATGGTTCGTAAAATCAACCCCAACTATTCCTATCTTCTTTGCCCCTAATTGGTAAGCTATTATTGCTGCCATATAGGGAGAATTCATCGTGTGGTCAACTTCCTGAAATTGATCCAATCTAGCTTGATTTCTTTGTCCTATCTTCAATTTGACCAAATGATCCTTTCTCACGATTGGACCTGGGTCATCTAAATGTGAAAAGATAACAGGACTTAACGAATCTCTTACCCATTCCCATCGACCTCTCATGAAGGTACGAATCTCGTTCACAACAACTAAAAAATCAGGTGTAAGAATTCTCTGGATGTCGTTTACACCAACGATGTAGTATTTACTTAAGTCTGTGTCTGAAAACAAGTTTAGAGATGATCCACAGCCTGCTACTATGAAAGATTTACCTTCATATTTCCCAATGTAGTCAGGAAATAAATTGTTTCCAATATGTTGACTTTTAGGGCTGGTTTTGATTCTTCTTATTGAAGTGGGTATACTCACAGTTTTGTGATCTTGGTTGTTAAGATAAAGTCTTTCTTGCTCCTTCTTTTGTACCGGAGGATAACCTGTAAAATCAGGATTTCTTGATTTTTCTCTACTAAATCTTAAAAGATTTCTTTTTCTTTCTATTGACATCTTACAAAAATCTATTGATCATAGATTTGGCTTGGTTGTAGTTTAGATCTTTACACTCTCCATAAGACTTTCCAGTGATTTCAGGAAAGTATTGTACAATCACCTTCTTAGCCTCTGGTTCATTCTTCATATCTAAAAAGATTACCGACATGAGGCTTTTGAGATCCAAGGGATGATTCTTGAGATCTTCGTGATGAGCAAGAAAACATTGAGCTTCTGCCGCCTTGATTATATTTTTAAGCTTTTCCGTGTTTGGATTCGACAAGCAAGAAATGATTTTTTGTGTGGGATCTACACATATACAACCAAACATGGTTTCACCTTGTGGAAGTTGTTCCACTATCTTTGCTTTCCAACCAGTACCAAACGGACAATCTATCGTTTCCCCCATCCTATTTCCTACAGGGATAAAGTCTTGAGTTTCTGATTCGAGTGAACCCCAAACAATGTTACCCCCATTATATTTGGTGTTCTGAGCCATTCTTTCTCTTGCACTTACATTCATGCCCATCACATTCGTGGAATTTCCCCTATCTTCAACAAATTCTATTGAACCTGGAACGAGTGTGTGAGTTTTTTTGTCTCTCTCACTTTGTATCTTTATGATGTAAAACTTTCCGTCTTGTGATTTTGAAACATCTATGATCTCACCAACAACCTTTTTCTTTCTTCCATTGACATTTCCTTTTACAAAATCCCCTACCCCGAATCTAGAGTCTTTGATCAAAATGCTTGGATCAGGATCCCTGCCCACAGAAATTGAAAGATCCTGAAATGGTTTGTAGTCAACCTTGAAGACTCCATTCGAGCTGTTAAAGCTATCCCCTGTTAGGGTTTGCGAATAGTATTCATCTAATGACTTGATTTTTTTCTTACTCATTTTTTCTTTTTATACATGTCAATCAGATCTCTGATCTTAGAAGCCAACTCGTAGTTCTCCTCTTCTAGAGCTTTGTCCAATTGTTTTTTCAGTCCGATTGTCTCTTCGCTCTCTGCTACTTCTTGCCCAGGTTCCATCACCATCTCTTTGGAAACAACAACCATTGGTGAAAATCTAACTTCTAAAATTGACTCTAAGATGGGAACATAGTCTGAGTCTCCACCTTCTATCTCATTACCATCTTCATCTATTTCTGGCATCTCCATTTCCCATTCTCCGTTAACCCAGGCGATGTTCCACGGTCCATAAACAAATTGTGTAATATCGTTTTCCACTATGTGATTCACTATAGCTTTAACCTCATCCTTGATGTGATTTGTGCTTAATTTTTCGTTCTTGGCCAATTTTTTAATTCCTGGGATTTGTGTGGTTTCGTTACCAATGACTCTTCCAACTAGCTTGTAAAATTTGAAAATCAGATCCCAATCTACTGTATCTAATACCCTGTGAATTAATATCTTGTTTTTGTCTGAAATCACCATTAGCATTTATTAATTTGTAGTCAAATCTGTTTGAACAGTTCCATTGTTATCTATGTAAAGAACATAAGAAGCTCCAGTAGTACCCATGACTTTCTTGGCATAACTTGCTGAATAAATGTAAGTGGATGTCTCGAAATCCTCCCCATCGACACTATACAAATCTGTAAACTGAAATATTGTCGCTGTTGACTTCTTTCCTAAGTAACAGTTACTGAAATCCATAATATCGGAATATTCCACTCTGGAGTAAAGGTAAGACCCAGATATTCGTGTCAAATTACTTCCAAGAATGTTTCGCGATGAGGTGATCGATTCACAAGCTGTAATATGCGTATTCGACAAAGATCCTTGTATGATAGCTTCCTGGAAATTCATTATTTTAGAATAATTTATTGTTCCAACTAAAATAACCTGAAACAAAAACTTGAAGTCAGAACTTGTGATTGTGGAGCCACTTGGTATTGTTTGTGTAAATATGTTGAAATAAGAGGACTGAAACCTAGCTCCTGATAAAGCAGTCGTAGCCGAGCCTAGTATGAGTGTATTCACGTTGGAATGTCCATCAAAGGATACATCAGTTACTTTCTTTCCTGCTGTTGCCTCCCCAACTATGATGTTGTTTGGTATCTTTGATGAGTAGACAGGGGTGGATGTCCATGTCGACGTTTTTGACTGGGGGACAGCCAATGTAGCAATTGAAATGTTCGTTATATCGTCGAATTCGGTCACATCAACGGATTTATAATCATTAAAGTCAGAAGTGTCTACTTGCACAGTAAACGTTGTGCCGTCTGGCAAGTTGATTACGTGGTTATATGGTTGAGCAAACACGTACTCGGCACCGGCCTCGAATATCTTGATCCACCTTCCGTTGGATCCCGCAGAAGGATTCAAACTAGAGCTGGGATCTGCGATTAGACACAAGAAATAATCAAGTGTTGAACCGGCTGTCACTATAGCTCCAACTGAATAAGAAACCAAACTTGTCCAAGTAGCAGTGTAAATCGCAGAATCCAATCTCCACCTTCTGAAAACGAATGCTCTCCAATCATAGTAAGCCTCTATATTTCTAGTGGTGTCTTTGCGATGAGTAATTCCCCCCTTGAATCCTGAAATGATTGTAGTAGGAGCTGCTGCAGTTGTGAAGGCTTCATCGTTGTAAAAACTAGCTGGATCAGGGTCCCAATAGATCAAATCTTGAGGATAGATGCTAGAAATAACTCTTTTATCAATTGTAGTTGCACTTGTTGCAAGCACATAAATTGGTTCGGTTGTTCCTGTGTTGGTTGTGGGAGAGGCACACTCCAAAATGTAATGAGTGGTGGCGAAGTCATTGATCAAATACAAAGCCCCAGGGGTCAAAGTTCCTCCTGTCAGAGCTGCATAAAAAGTTGCATAACTCACAGACACTGTAGAGACCGATCCTGTTGGTCCAGTGGCACCAGCTGCTCCTGTTGGTCCTGTTGCCCCACCTCCAGTTGGACCAGTGGCTCCAGCAGAACCAGTTGGACCAGTTTCACCCGCTGCTCCTGTTGGTCCGGCAGGTCCTGCCGGACCTCCCCCAGGTCCAGTAGGACCAGTGATGCCGGATTGGCCAGTAGGTCCCATTTGCCCTAAAAGTGAAAGTACTGAAATACCAGTGTCTCCTAATGTTACATTTACAGTTCCTACACCACCTGCATCATATTCAACTTTTACCCAATACTTGTCGTTTGCAGCGGAATCAATAATTCCAGTCACTATAACAGTTTCGAAAGGGGCTTCGGACCCTGCTACATTCTCGATAGTTTTGAATGCTCTCAGATTTGCAACCTCTACTGGAGCAGAAACACTTCTCATCAATCTTGTAGTAATTAGAGAGGAAGCGTTCGCATCTGTGTTATCTAATCCAACTTTATAGCTCACAAAATATTTTCCAGCAACTAAAGTTTCGAAGTAAGTGCCTGTGATTCCAGAAGGGACATAATCTCCAGTTGCGAAGAATAAAGAATCAATTAAATTAGTGGTATCGAACTTCACCGGTAAATTACCACCGGAAGATATGCTTTGTGAGATAGAATTATTAGAAAGATCTAAATAAGGCATCGTGCCAATAGATCCTGCTGCTCCGGTAGGTCCTACTGGTCCAGTTGGTCCTGTTGATCCTGCTCCAGTTGGGCCTGTGGCCCCGGTTGTTCCATTGGTTCCTGTTGCTCCTGTAACGCCATCACCAGTTGCCCCAGTTGTGCCTGTCAATCCCTTTAAATTGTAAGAGAGATTCCAAACACCTGACGAATAAACAAACACATTACCAGTTTGACCATCTAGATAAAGGTCGCCCGGATTCGCTGGGTTAAATGGAGCGCCAATACCAGATGTCCAATTTGTGCCAGTAGGACCTGTGGGACCCGTGGCTGCTGGTCCGGTTACTCCAGTGCTTCCTTTGGCACCTGTTACACTGGCACCAGTTGCTCCTTTTGCTCCTGTCACACCTGCATCTCCTTTTGGTCCAGTGTTACCTACAGTCCCTTTTGGTCCTTGTGGACCTTGAGGTCCAGTTTCACCAGTCGGTCCTGCAATTCCTGTTGGTCCTGTTGGTCCTAATCCAGTAGGACCTGTTATTCCAACGCCAGTGGCACCCACTGGACCAGTAGGCCCAGCATTTCCTGTTGCACCTTTTGCACCTGTGACACCAGCGGGACCACCACCAGGACCAGTTGGTCCGGTCGGACCTGCAGTACCGGTTACGCCTGTGAATGAAACCCAAGTGCCAACACCATCAACACCACCGGCCATTGAGCCTGAAGTTGGACTGACTGGCAAAGGACCAGAAAGTACGACTGTGTCACCATTTGCAGATGATCCTGCACCTGCTAAGGCTATAATCGTAACGGTATTGAGATTGTAAGAAGCTAAACAAGGACCTGTGGTGTTGGTCAATATGGCGTTAGTAAGCTCCTGAGCCGTGATTGTATTGTTGAATGTCCAAGAAGCTGTTCCAGCAGTTGTGCCATTATAAACAACACTTATGCTTTGTCCCGTTGTTCCTGTTGAATCAATCGTGAAAGAAAATGTTGCTTGAACTTCTCCATATTCGGTATATCCTTCAAAGTCGTCCCCAATGTATCTGACTTGACCAGGAAGTCCTGGCTGTAAAAGAGGATTGGGATAAGTTCTATCTAAAATTAATCTTAGTCTTCCTCCTGTATTTGCGTTCCCAACAATGGCGTGTCTTCCGATGAAAGCATCGTTGGTGATGTTCAATCCATTTGCAAGAACTTCTCCATTACTTCCGTTTAATTGGATAGCAGTATTGCCTTGAATAGGAAGTCTTACCAAATTGGACTTCAGACTTCCGACATTGAGCTTTCCCGAAGGAAAGTTCATAGATCTTTCTTGGATAGAAATACCAAAAGCACCATTGATAAGTCTTAGTGCTTCATTTATCTGAGCAAAATTGGAGTTGGTTATCGAGTTATTAGCCCCTATGGTGTTCGAGGCCAATAATTGTTTGATACTGATTTGATTTAATTCCTGCATTCCGGAAGAAGTTTGGTGTATATATCCGGACTTCAACAGCCAACCTCAACTGAGGAGTGATTCTATCTCGTGGTAGAAAATTTTGAACTTTTCTGGAAAAAAATCGATTATCTCGACCATTTCTCGATTAGAGATGCCATACTTAGTTTTAATAAATTCCATCACATCTTCTTTATACTTAGGATCACCCTTGGTTAGATTTGGTTTTTGTGTTTTAGTCCAAAGCCACTGTGGTGATTTTTTATTGTGATGAGTAATGAAAAGTTTCCAAAAATCTACGACTTTTTCAGGCTGAATTTTCAAATGGTTAAATGAATTTGCCTGTAAAGGATAAGCTATTCCACACAATCTGTTAACCATAAAGAAATTTCTTGCTTTGTCTCGATCTCTGACTTTGTGCCAATCAGACGTGTAGAAAGACTTAATCAGTTCGAATGGATTTGTCATCAGTTAAAAAAAGCAAAAGGATCGAAAGCTTGTGGAGTGTTTGAGTCATCGGACCAAGGTGACTTTTCAATCATAGTCTTCTTGTCAATCAGGGGATTTCTGGCAGGAGATTGTGCATCTAACTTAGAGACATGTTCTCTTAACTTCAGAACCATATCTTCTGGAAGCGCTCTATGGTTGAGCCAAACAAGTTTTCCATTTTCCTCATAAAACTGTTTGAAGATCGCACGATTTTCCGAGTTATCCGTTTGGTTAATTAGTCTTAAAGACAAACCTGCAAGCCAAGTGAGGAATTCATCATTGTCCCAAAGTTCCTCCATTGATAAGCTTGACCAAGGAGATTGCACATATAAATTCCAAATCTTTTGAGCTTTACCTTCAGCGATGTTGGAATTCTTTCCCCCTTTGTTGACATGGGGGAATACACCAGGAACATCGTCTTTCCTATCTCCCATTAAAATCTTTTTGAAAACAAATTCTTTGGTGTCTATTTCTTCAATAGTGCAAGAGGAAATTAAATGTTTGAGCTTGTGATCGTTGGATCCAGAAGAGGGGGTAACATCAAAAATTGTTGGTTCCTTTTCCTCCTCTAATCTCCAATTTTGTGGAACAGTAAACTTGTTGTTTTTTGACTGGCTGTTCCAAATACAAGTCCAGTTGCTATTCGATGCCCTAACCAATTGGTGCATATCTTTGTCACCAGTAATTACTATGATATCATCATCAGAATCTTTTAAATGTTCTGACCATGCCCAAATCAAGTCGTCGCCTTCCGCACCCCCACATGTACTATAAATATAACCATTCTCGGAAAGAAATTCTCCCAACTCTTCAAGCAACTTAAAAAAAGAACCCCAATCGACACCTTCTGTTTTTACCCGGCTTTCCTTGTAAACACTTCGTGTAATTTGATAATCTTTCCTCCAGGATCGAGAATCCTTGCAAAAAATAACACGATGCAAGTCAGGAATTTGATTTAATGAATAACAGAGATCTGTCATAACCTTTCTAACGAACATGTTCCTGTCCCCCTCTGAGGAAAGAACATCCCCAGGGGACTTAGCTCCAAAACCTGAAAAAATACCAAACGTTTTATGGAAAATGTAGTTACTATCAATTATTGCTGTTATCATCTAAAAAATATTTGTTATCATAATATCATACTCTGAAAATGCTGAAAAATCCCTCTCGTCAGCTGAAATCCTCCTATCTACAGTGTCTGCATCGCTTCTAGCAGAAAGTCTTTGTCTTCTCAGTTCAGCAGGGGGATTAAGGTAGATCACTAAAGAGTTTGTTTTATCCTCATCAGAGAGACCTGTCAGACCTGCTGGGCTAAGGATAAATAAATCTTTCATGATGAATTCTTCCCTTGAAAGCCCATAAAACCAATCATTGAAAATCTGCACCTGAACAAACATCTCCTTGTTATCGAGAAAGAAATCCCTGTTTCTAAAGAAATAGTCTCTTCCCTCTTCCTCTTCTTTTCTTTGTGGTCTGGACGTATGGAGAACACCAAAGCTGAAACCTTTAGTTTCAAACTTCTTCCTTAGATAGTCTTTTCCTGATCCCCCCGGTCCAACTATGATAATTTTGTTTTGCATCTAAAATTGTGTAGTTTACTACTCGTTGTATCTGTTTTCTGACTTAACGGGTAATTTGCTAGGCGTTCTTATTCGTTAACTGCTGTAATGTGTAAACAAGTGCTAGTAGACTCAGAACCGGATCAATAACAAGATTTCTCTCTGATTGGTATTTGGCAACTGAAATGATTATTCCCGGAACCAATCCTATATTCTGTGGACGTTTTTCTTGAATCCATTTGATGAACTCCGTTCCAAGGGAGGACATGGCATCATCTATTTTCGAAGAATATTGTCCAACTATAAATTGGTAATTTTTGATTGGGTCACATTTCGAGAACACAAGTTCGAATAGTTCTTCGTCATCCCAGAGAACTTCGTTTATTTTGGATTCCGTCAGATCTGTTACCCCGTCAATATTCCACCTTTGGATTGTATTTAAAGCAGACCTCATGTCAGGAAAGTACTTCTTGGTAAAGATCTCTAAATTCTTTTCTTCGTGTTCAATCCCTAAAGCACTTAGAATCTTGTCCACTCTCTCTTTCCATTGAGTTTTGATTTCTTGTTCTTCTGATTGACTCAATGGGTCGAAATCATAAAGTTCAAATCTTGAACGAATGGCTTCCGGGATTTTGTTAAGATAATTACAGGTGGCAACAAATCTAGTTCCCTTAGCGTACTTTTCGATTGTTCCTCTAAGAGCTTTATAAAATTGTTCAGACGCTCCATCGAACTCATCTAGCACCACAACTTTCATCTTGTTTTCCCCATCCATAATGGAAACTGTTGAACAAAAATCGTGGATCTTGGTTCTGATTGTGTCAACGGAACTCTCATCAGAAACATTGATGAACAAGCTCGGGTGGTTTCTGATTAGAATTTTGGCCATGCTCGTTTTGCCTGAACCTGGGGATCCAGATAGGAGAACGTTTTGTTGTAAGCCAGATTCAAAGGAGCTTTTGATCCTTTCTGGAAGGATCATGTGTCTGAGCTCTTTCGGTCTTAGTTTTTCTGTTAAAAGTTCTTGTATCATTTTAGTTTGTCTTTCAAATCGTCAGGTTGTGTTTTATCGTTCCTCATTTCAACAAATCGTGGCAAGAACAAAGACCAGTTTGAGTTCTTATCACTTATTATTACATTATACTGTACAGAACAGATTTTATTCATGTGGGAGTCAGGATTTTCACTTAATTCTTTCAAATCATCATCGGTAAATCCTGAACCTATTTTCACTTTCAATTGTCCGGACAGATCCTCACAAATGAATCCACCAATTTGGCCTTCTCTTTTTCCTTCCCCTGGGTACCAACCCTTGATAACCAAATCACATTCGTTAACCTCCTTGAGTTTAATCCAATTCTTAGACCTCTTACATTCATAGACGTGATCTGGATTTTTCAAAATAACTCCCTCACCACCACGGCTTACAATATGATTATAGTAGTCGTATATGAGTTCTTTTTCCCTAGCTATAAAAGATTCTGCCAGCACCACCAAAGATGTCGTACACGTATTAAAAACAGCTTCTAATGAGGCCCTTCTTAGGGAGAAAGGAATAACTCCTTTACCATTTTTAAGTGTTTCTGCATCTTCAAGATCAAAAACATTAAATAGAAGATCATTTCCTATTGAGTCTTGTGGTTTTCCTTTGAGCATTTGATTGACCTTTCCTGAAACAGTTTTGCGATTTGCATCTGTAAGTTCTCCGTCAAAAAACCAATCACCTTGTAAACCAGAGTGTTCTATAAGCTCCAAACACTCATCAGCAATTTTCTTTAAGTAGTGTGAGGGGATTTCATTAAATGCTCGTGTAAAAAATTTAACCTCCCTTCCTGATACGAAAGCTGCTATACGAACACCATCATACTTTTCCTCACAAATGATTTGTGGCCAGTTGTTGATTTCGTCTTCGTCATCTTGGGCTAGCATCAGACTTGGATCAGGAATAAGCTCAATTCCTACCGCTTTGTTGATGAGTTTTGCTCCTATCCCAATGTTCAATCTCTTAGTCAAAATCTTACCTAGTAACTTCCTGTGTTCAAAAGGAAGATCTATACAGTTGACTAGTTCGAACGCTTCCTCACGAAATTTGTCATTTGGAGCTGGAGCCACGAATAGTCTGGAAGTAAGATCCTCGAACTTTTCGAAAGGATCGTAGTCGACAAGATAGGGGCTATGTTCGATAACCTCCAGTTTGTGAAGTTTAGTAGTTAGAAAGGGGTTGAGTGCAACTTTCAGAAAATAATCAAGGACCTGTCCTCGATTTCCTTTAATGAGTTCTTGTTTGAATTTTTGTGAGCCCTCACCAGTGGTTGACTCTACCTTAAGCAATACCTCTAATTCCTGTTTCATATTTCTTGATTTGATACAAATGTAGAAATTCCTACAGAATCAAAAAAATGAATTGAGATATTATTTGCTAAGCTGTCTCCTCTCCTCCTTCAGCAGGGGCTTCGGTTTCAGGAGTGGCCGCTGGTGCCTCTTCCTCTGCTCCTCCTTCTGGAGCTTCAGCAGGAGCCGATTCAACCTTCTCTGTTTGCTTATATTTTTTGTTAGCCATTATGTCTTCATATGAAAGACCCGACCATCTTTCAATTAAGAAGTCTTGGTCAAAATATTGTACCTCCTCTTCATTGACGGTTTCTTTGATTTCACCCAATGAATTAATAAAATCTATGTGCTTGAGTAGTTGCTCAATTTCTCTAGATTCACCAAACGTGTTGTCGCTTTCATATTTGATTCCTATTTGGCTTCTAAACTCTGAATCATTTTTTAAATTGGGAAAGTCCAAACACATCTGGATCCAAAGTGGCTTCACCATGATCTCTTGGAAAATAGATCTTAAACGAGTTATGAATTTGGCAAAACGCACTTCATCCCTTTCAGAACCATCGGCTGGTATTTTATAAGCTGCTGCAGAACCAGATCCCCATCTTGCTGAGAATCTATTATAGGGAATTTTAGAATCCATTCTGAGTTTATTATAGAAATAAACTACAGAATCCATTATGTTGAGATTGGGACCTTGTGCATTGATCGTCTCTACCTTGGTTGATTCTCCCCCAGCTTGTGGAAAAAGATAGTTCTTATAGAATTGCAAATCTGGTCTACCATTAATAGCAAGTTCTCCAGAACTTGTGTCTAGCTTAATATCTTCTTTATAAGCAGACATTAGCTCTCCCAATGTTTCCTTTGCCTTTTGTGGAGACTTGCTCCCTATTGGAACAGTCATCTTAATTCTATATTGGGAGTTCATCACATTCCAAATGATTCTAGAATGCTCCATGATTTTCAACAAGTTGTAAGATCGAACTAGTCTTTCACAATAAGATGTTCTAGCAACCGTGTTTGATTTAGCATAAGAAATGTAAATCAATTGAGCATCCAACAATTTTCTTTGTCTAGTTGTCTCTCCATAATACTGCCACCAGACACTCTCTCTGGTACCATCAGGTTTCTTTTCAACCGCAGGGGTCAAACTTGTTGCATCCAATTCTTTGAATCCAACTATATCCTTTCCATCACTAGAATATATGATTTCAAATGCCAGAAATCCTTCTACCAGAAGTTGTCTAAAGTATTGCCAAGCTGTTAATCCGTTGGTGAAGTTGTGTAGGACGTAGAGCTTTCTGAAATTCTTTCTTAGAGCTTTCATGACCTCATCCTTCAAATCCATGTTCATGGTTGCGGGATGACAAAAGAAGTTTTTCTCGTCATAAACTATCCCCTCGTCACAAAGAGTATCTAGAATGTATTCTATCTCGGAGTTGAGCGCAAAAGTTCTTAGAAAGTCCCTTCTTACAGGGTAGTCCTTATCAAAATAGGCAATGTATTTTCTGTTAGATGAATCTTGCGCTGCAATACTATAAATGAAATCCTCATCATCTTGAGCGTATCCGAATCGTTCTCTCATGTTGGCTTCAGAAATACCGATTGCCATCGAATCCTGAATCACCATGTCCTTGTATTCCATTCCAAAGGATCCCAATCCACTGATCGTTTTAATGATTCTTGAAACGTTGGGGTTGATTTTCCCTAAATTATCTATAAATCCTGCCATCTTTTAAATTGTAAATTCTCCCTCTTTTTCACCGCCTTCTTTCTTTTCTCCCTCTCCTGATTTTTCCTTTTTCTTTTTGGCTTCTTCTTTGAATTTCTCGTTGTCGAGCATATCTTGGTTAGACATCCCTAACCATCTATCTAGGGCAAATTTCAAATTGAAATATGACTTGCCTTCTGAATCTTTCAAGCCTAGTATTTTGATGACCTGGTCTTTTCTTGCTGTCATTACCTCCATCTCTTTGGCCTCCTTGAACATGTTCTCTTTAACGTAATCTAATCCAAACTCCGATTTGATTAGATAGTCATTTTTCATTTGTGGAAAGTCCAAACAAAATTGGACCCAAAGGGGCTTCATCAGAATCTCTTGGTAGATAGAGCGAAGACGATTTATAAACTTACCAAATCTTATTTCCTCCTGGTCTAGACCATCAGCAGAGAATGTGATAGTTCCCTCTGATCCAGAATCATCCCTACCGAACCTACTGGCAGGAACTTTAGAATCGATCCGAAGTTTGTTGGCAAAATATTGCAGAGCCTTCGTGTCAGAAAAAGCAGTTGCGTCTCCTGCTCCAGTCAATGGCTGAATATCAGGTGTACCATTCGGTGAGGATGGCATGAGATAGTTCTTGAAAAATTGAATCTTAGGACGTCCATCAACAGTCAATTCACCACTATCAGTGTTGAGTCTTATGTCCTCCTTGTAAATGCTCATCAATTCACCAAGCGTTTGTTTGGCTTTCTGTGGGGATTTGGTCCCAATAGGAACTGTCATCGCCATCCTGAATGAGGAATTCATCACGTTCCAAATTATTCTGGTGTGCTCCATAATCCTCAATAAGTTAAATGACCTAATAAGCCTCTCAACATAACTAATTCTAGCAGCGGTTCCTCCACCCTTTGCATAACTTATGTAGATAATTTGGGAGTCATAAAGTTTTCTTGTGAGTGACGGATTATCTGGGTATTGAATCCAAATGTCAACATAAGAACCATCTGGTTGCTGCTCAACTGTGGGAACTAATGAAGCAGCATCGATCTCCTTGAATCCTATGATGTTTTTTCCTTTCTTGTCAAATATGATTTCGAATGATAGATTTCCCTCGACCAGAAATTTTCTGAAGAGGTGCCAAGCAAGAATGTCTTGGTTAAACCCAAACAAATTATAGATTTCCTTATATCTTTTTTGAACCTTAGAAGAAACATCTTCATCCACATCATCATGTTGCATGAAAGAAAAATAAGCCCAAAAGTTTTTCTCGTCGTAAACTATCGATTCGTCACAAATTGTATCAAGAATGAATTCAATCTCTGGGTTTTGTGCAAAACCCTGTACATAGTGTCTTTTGTTCTTAAAATCTTTATCAAAATAAGCTATGTATTGCTTTGTTGTTGTATCAGATCTTTTTAAACCAAATAGAAAAGCCTCATCTTTGATCCCTCCTTTTTTGAGAAACTGTGCTTCAGTGACCCCAACGGCTTGTGAATTTTTGACAACGAGATCTCCATAGGCCATTCCAAAACTGCCTACTTTCCTAATGTTTTCGATTATTGTATCAAAAAATGTTTTCTTTCCGTCAGTAAATCCAGCCATTAAAACTGCATATTTTTCTTATATATCTCTTCAATCGGGGTCCCTTCAATTGCTCTAGTGTGAAGATAAACTATTCTAGTCCATTCTTCGACAGGAATTTCTATAATGTCTCTCACTTTTTTAAGATCCCACACCCTGTAGGAATTCTTGAAGGGAATTCCAGTTAATATGGTGTTGAGAGTTTCATAGTCAGTTTTGAACTGAATTTGACTCTTTGCCTGTCCCTCTTCAACTTTTTTGATGTTGGTTTCGATCTGGGAACCGAATACACTTTGAATTTTTGTAAAGAATGGAATTCTGATCATCGGAGGCATAAGAATTAAATCAATACCGCTGAAAAGATTTTTTTCTTCTTTTATGAAATACCCGGTAAAAAAAACAACGGGTCTTTTATTTATGAATTTTTTACTTTTTTCCAGTTTGTCATTATACTCAAAAGAATAAACCTTTCCCGTTAGAAATTCATCAGGGTTGAATTCTTTTCTTTGGTTAACGTAATTTTCAAACCAGAATAGAAAAGAATCCTCGCCTGGAGAATTGAGAGTGGAAGATTGTAATCTAAAATCCTCAAATCTTTGATTGAAAGGTTTCATCGCATTATGAACTTCTCGTTAATAGCTCCAAATTTATATCCTCTTGACTCAGCGAATCTTGTTGCAGCTTCAAACTTAGCACGATTAGTTATCCAGATTTGAAGCTTTTGGTTGTATGCTCTAACTTTCTTTTCTGTAAGATTGCCTACAGGTTCCTTTGGTCTCTTGTTAATATCATATTGGTTTTCCGGCTTTATTTCAATCAACCAATCTTCAATTGTTCCATCAAGTTTTTTGACCTGTATGTAATAGTCAACGAAATAAGTGTGCTCCTTCTTGTCAATTGGTGACCAATATTTTATTCCAGAAAGTGGCTCAGAAGACCATTTAACGATGTTGGGATTTGTATCACAATATTGGCAAAACTTCCTTTCCCAAGAACTTCTATAGATTATATTGTTGATGTCTCCAATATACTTAGAGGGATTTAAAGGAGCATACAATCCTTGTTTGTATTTGGAATTTTTTGTGGGCCTTAAATTCTTGATGTTCTTCATAGAGGTGTGGCCTTTCTAAAATTGCCAAAAGCAATCAAATATTATAATTTGTGTTTTCTTCTTTCACGATTCTTGAAAATGGGATAGTCTTGATGGACTTAGGTGGATGAATTTTTTTCCACCCTTTTTTCATTCCATTATGAGCTATTTGGGAGATGAATGCGAATGGATTGTCAGACTTCTCTGGATCATATCGATTCCAATACTTTATGAGATCCTCAAGACCAGACGAGATACAATCTTCACGATCTTCTGTGTCTCGATATGAATGTGTCTTGCTCATTCCATTGACAATAAGAGTGAACATCTTAATTGTTTCTGAGGTTAGTTCACCTTGTTCTTTGCTTTCTAATAAAGCTCTTTTGAGTTCTTTGTTTTTAACGTAGATCATTGTTCGATAGGGAGATTTTTTTGGAACTTTTCGATTTGATTTTCTAAGCTTGTCTTCAATTTTTCCAAATTTTCCCTAGAACCCTTAATTACCTCTATCCCTATTCTACCATTTTCTAAACTGGAAGTTTCCAATTCAGTTAGTTTATCCAAACATGTCTTTAAATCATCCAAAACAAAACTGAGTCTATTTCCTAATCCCTCTTCGGGCAAGGAAACAGACTCAGATACTAAACTCGATCTTACTTTTTTTTTGTTTTAGGAGCAGAAGAAAGAGTAGCTCTTTTTTCGTCTTCCATAAACTTCTTGTTGTTCCTTTTGTGATTTCCTGGCGCTTCTGCCAAATTAGCATCTGTTTCTTTTTCAATAAACTTCTTTGGCTTTGGCATCTTGGCTTTAGGAGCTTTCTCAATGTGTGAGTTCTTCTGGCTTTCTTTTAAAGCCAAGTTGTGACCTTTTAAATCTTCGATAAATTTAGATGCACTTTTAATGACTGACGAAGGTGCCTTTGCAAGATTGGAATTGTTTAGATCCTGTGCAAAGTTTTTGCCTTTACCACTTTTACCACCTGGAGCTGAAGCTAGGTTTTGTTTTTTCGTTTTAGCTGAACCAGTCACTGGAGAATTTTTAGCTTCACCTTTAACACTGGCCATGTTAGCATTTTTTGGATCGTTGATGAATTTAGGGCTAGACTTTGTTTGTTTCGAAGGAGCAGCTGCCATATTCTTACGAGCTTGTCCCATCAAAGCACCATCTTTTTTTGTCCCTCTTGTTGGAGCAGGTGCAGTAGAGAATCCTTGGTTCATAGCCTCATTAGCCTCACCACTAAATTCTAGACTCATGTCGGGAGTTTGGATGTCGTAGTTATCTACCTCATCAACTAAATCCTCAACATCAGAGAAGAAATATTCTCCGGTTTTACCTTCCTTAAATAAAACAGTATATGTTTTAGAACTACCATCTACACCTACGATTTTACCCTTATTACCGTTTCTTTTGATTCTAACCTCTGTATCAATAGGATATCCCATTTCTTCGTTAACAGAAATTTCATTTGCTGAACTTTCGAATCTTTTGATCCCAACATTAATTTGGTTCCATTTATCCTTTAGAATCTGAAGTTCATTTTCTAGGGACTCTTCTAGATTTAATAATTGTGTGGAATTTGCGATCAAAGGATTTTCTGATTTTACTTTCGTGATCTTGATCAGTTCTGCCTCAAGAAGTTCAATGTTTTTAACAATCTCTTTCTTATCATTTTTCATGACACTTAAGAAAGCTTGTTCCCCTTGTAAGAACTCTGTTAGAGACTCAGAAATGTCATATTTCATGAACTCTTTGATGATATTGATGGCCTGGGTTGCGTTTGACTCGTAAATCTTGTTCAAGCGCATCGCAGGATTTACTGTTTGCACGTAAATTCTGTTTTCATACTTGAAAATGTTTGCTTCCACACCTTCGTATAATTTTGATTTGATCTTCTTACCAAAATCGATATCTACAATTTCATCGGCCGTTTGTGCAATGAAAGCAGCTTTAGCCGCTTTATAATTAGAGTTCTCTAAAAGGTTGTTTGTGGTCACACTAATAGCAGCTGGAAGATCTGCTTCATGAATGTGTTTGCCATCTAAGTAAATTCTCTTTTGTTCATTTTCGAAAACAATGTCAACTTTACTTTTACCAACATTCAAAGAAATTCTGTCACCATCAATTCTAACCTCTCTATCTACAACGACAAGAGCCTTGTTTTGAAAATCTGCTGGAACATCTTCAGCTGAACACTCATTGATAGTTTTAGATGCATCGTCAATTGCTAAAAATTTCCCACTGGAAAAGAAAATGGATCCACTTTCTGTAACCATTATTGGGGAATAAATATTAGTTACGTGACAAATGTTATTATCAACACCAAGATTGAACTTGTTTGGATTGCTGTTTTCGTGGAGTGAAAGGAAGCTAACGAGGTTTCTAACCAAAGGATTGAATCCAAATCTTTTTAATCCGTGAATCAATGTATCAGAAACATGATTTTCTGAAATTAACCAATTCTTCATTTGAGAAGTTGCATCAGAAAACAAATCTTTTCCCGGAGCTGCCTTAATTGATTCGTAAACTTTAACAACTTCAATTTCCCTTCTTCTATTGGCAAATATTTGGTTCAAATTTTCCACCACAGAAACAACTGAGGTCTCCCAAGAAAATGACTTGAGATCGTTCAAAAAAGATTCAAATACAAAAGCTTCTGAAATTCCGTTATGAAGAATCAAGGACTCATATTTGTCAAGTAATATTTTTCCCGCAGGCAATTCGTTAAGAGTAGAATTACGCAAAGCTGAGATGGTATTAACTAATCCAAAACTGAAGACCGTATTGTTTGATTTTGGAAAATATTCGTTGTTTGCAGACTCTTTCAACATTTGGGCGGTTGACCCATTAAGAAAAGAAGATGCAACAGGTGATTTAGAAACATCCAAACCCCCCCAAGACTTCATTGATTCAGCAACACTTTTTGAAGTCTCCATGTTTAATCTGTCGATCTCTGGATTATTATTTTTTTCCATCTTGATTCTTTTTTTTAGTATATATCCATTCTATTCCTAGATTTCTATGAAATGAAGATCAGAATCTTTTTAGTTTTCCAATTCCATCAATCTTATAGTTAATTACTCCAGTAAAAACACCCATAGATTTCTCGATAATGTTCATGTATACTAGAGCAAATTCTCCTTCAATATTGATAGATGCTTTGAAAGAGTTGTACCAAGTGCTAAGTTCGTCAGATTTTTCTTGAGCTACGTTTGTGTATGTTTGGGCTCTTACACTTTCAACTAATGTTCTTTTTGCGATTCGATCCTCTGGATCAGTAGACAAAAACAACGATAATTGCTCAGGTGTGAAATCGATCCGATTTACTTCTTTCCAGTTTCCTTCTAGAGTTGAAAGATAATTTTTTAAAGGCATATCATTTCATTGATTGATCAATTCTTAATCGAAAAAAAAGCATTTTTAAAATCTAGTAGATACGAAAAAATTTCAATTATTTTGGAAATATTTTTTGATTCTCTTACTTAATCTCACTCTCGGGTCGTTTGAACTTCTATTTAATTGTTCGTATTTCAACAAAAAACCAAAGCTCAAGAAAATTCTTCTTGAATTAAACTCTTCTGTCCAATGTTTATATAAAGAGGCTTCAAAACCATAAAGGTCTGTTTGTTCGATGTTTATTGATTCTTTATCTAAGAATAATTGGTAATTGTCAGATAATACACTAACATTACATTTATAATTTATATAACCATCTAATGAAGCGTCATAATGTGGATCAATCTTCCCACCTTTATCCATATCAACCGCTTGTAAAAACACGTTGTCTTTCGGGAAATCAAATTCTTCTGATATTTTGTCTAATATTTTGTAAATAAAATCGGGTAATATTTCGTAGGAAACCTTAGTTATTGATTGAAATTTCGTAATGTAATTTGTTAGAGAAGAATTGGATATATCAAAAATAAAAGATTTACCATTGAGAGTTTTGGATAGTTCTGTCAGGTGATGGTTTGTGTCATTTTGAGCATGTTGAAGTCCTTGAATCCAATTCACTATTTTGGTTACCTCATCGTTTGTGATGAAATTTTTTTTGTATCTACATATATTTGATTCCGTGTTTTCCAATTTTTTTCAAGTTGTGTTTTTCTAAGAATTCTTTTGGGTTCATAGCCTCAATGATGGTAAATTCAGCTGAATTAATCATATTTTCAGCCTTCTCCTCTGTAACTGCCATAACACACATTTTATGAGTTGCCGGCAATTCTCCAGTTGGTGATAAATCTATATTTAAGATGTTACCATTTTTCATTTTTTCTCTTACTTGTGAAAGTTTAGATACTTCACATAATATACAGATCCTCATATTAATTATTTTTTTACTGATTTATATCTTTAATTGTCAATACATCCGAAGAATCGTAATACGACAATCTCTTATCGCCACCCTGTCTTTCAAATATCTGACAAGTATAGGATTCATAAACAGATGGATTAGGACCAACATCCGTAACTGTAATAACTACGTCATCAGAATAAATTTGATCAACAGTTATGTTTATATCTTGTATTCCCCCGAATGTGCTTCCTTGTATCGTTAATGTACTTCCAACTGAATAATAACCCCCACCATCGCTTAAAGTCACACTATCAACCAATCCATCAACAACTGTAACATCAAAAGTTGAACCTATTCCAACACCACCTGTGGCGGGTATATTAGGGTATGAACCTTCAGAGCCTGTTACATTAAGAGGAAACCAATTATCTGGTATTATGTTCCAAGAGACATTATCCAAACTATATAGTAAACTTACAGAGTCTGTATTATCTCTTTCCTGTAATCTAACTTTAATAGGATATGTTCCGACTGTTAATGGTATAGGATACTGATTTCCTCCCGGAGTGTTTCCACTAGCGCCATGAGGACCATACCAATCAGCAACTTTAATTTCGTTAATGAATGCGTCTGAACCATCATCGCTACTTAACCCAAAATAATATGTGTCATCAGAAGGTATCTGTATATAACCCTCGATAACCATTCCGTAGTTATTTTGCTGAGCACCTGTTTTTGTTGAATATGAAACCTCCTGGATATTAGGAGAATAGTAGGTAGCAAAAAGAGGGCTATTGTCTATTAGATAATCCATTTCTGTTTCATCAGCTGGATATTCGTATGTTGAGTTGGCAGGTTTATAAATTTTAACACTCAAATTATCGGTTGAAAATGTGGTGATGACACCAGTTAAACCCCCAATTTTATTCCCTGTTATTGTTATTGTTTCACCTGTCTGATATAACTTACCTGGTGCATCACCTGTAACCCCAATAACGATACCTCCAGACACTTCAATATCAAAAGTTGCATCAACACCAGGCCCGTTTGATGTTCCAGTTAATCCTACATAGGTATTATCAGTAGCCGTTGCCCCTGATGCCCCCAGTGCGGTATATGTAAAATCTATTAGGTTGCCATAATTAGGTGTAAAATCTATTGAATATAATGGTGTTTCTATTCTATTAGCTTGGAAGTCATTGCCTATCGTATTGTTTTCGAAGTTGTCTCCGATGTTGTTATTGTAGAAATACTCACCGATGTTATTATCAGCAAAATAGTTTCCAATCACATTACCTCTCCAGTTTGAGCCGCCATAACCGAAGTCATCACCAATAGTATTTCCTGTGAAACTATTACCAATTCTATTACCTTTGAAACCATTTGCTATGTTATTATAGCCAAACGTATTCAATATAAAATTGTCTGAAAACCCATCTAGTATATCGTTTTCTACGAAATAATTTCCAATATTGTTATTGTTAAAATTATCTCCTATTTCGTTAGCTCCAAATAAGTAACCTATTTTGTTTCCTTCGAAAGAACCTGATATGAGATTCCCTTTCGCATCCGTTCCGATGCAGTTTCTGCTAAAAGAAAAATTGGCTAGTTCTCCCGGATCTCCTATGGTGTTTTCTTGAAAGTTTGCCCCAATTTGATTATCCTCAGTATAACTGTAAAAGTTATTATTATAAATCTCATCACCCGTTAATGTATTTCCCATGAATGTGCTATAGAAGTTATTATCATAAACCTCATCACATATTACATTTTCTCTAAATTCTGCGTATGTCTTATTTCCCCCAAACCCTTCGCCTACTTGATTATCACTAAAATCATTTTCTAACACATTCTCGTAAAACCCTTTAAGAGTATTTTTACTAAACTCATCAAGTATGATGTTTTGGTAAAAACTTCCGTTGATTATGTTATATTCAAAATTATCATCTCCTGTGTAAAAATTATTATAAAAACTACCATTAATGGTATTATAATCAAAATCCTCATTCTCATCATAATCTCCGAAATGATTATTGTAGAACTCACCATTAATTGTGTTGTTTTGAAAATCACAATCTATTATATTATCGTAAAACTGATCATTGATTGTGTTATTATCAAAATCGTTATCAATAATGTTATTATAAAATCTATCCATAACTCTATTAGAGTTACAACTAGCACCATTAAATGTGTTATTTCGAAAACCTTGTGAGAATGAATTATCTCTATAAAGGTTTTCACCTTTGAATACATTGTTTGGTAATAAGAAAGTATTTTCATCCCATACCTCAAATGCAGCTGTATTTGTAGATGTGTTATTAAAACATTCAGTTATATCAACAAAGGTTGGTAATTCTACTGAATCTGTATTAGACGGAATATTGTTTTGTTTCCAAGACATTCCTTCTAATAGATTTGCATTTAATAAACGAGTATTATTAAGAGTAGTAATTACATTTCCAGTAACGACCATATTGGTATCATCTTCGATTGATATAATTTCGTAATAGGTTACAATAGGATCAGTGATTAAATTCAAAATACCAACAATCTGTCCAGTTGTGAAATCAGTAAAAGTAGTACCAACTCCTGTTACATCAGCAAAGTTGGCACCTAATATTGAAAACTCAAGAGAGGCGGTTCCTACATAAACATTGTCGGAAATGTATGTGTCATATCTTTTGAAAAGAACTTCTCTAAAGTCGTAATCAAATTCGTTTCCTTGGTTGTCTTTTCTATATGTTATTCTACCAAATGCAGGATTAGATGTTGCTTCGGTTTGATTAAATGTAATATCATATTTAATGTTATCATTCGGCCATTGGGGTTGATACGCATCAGATGCTAAAGAATTCGAATCTATAGCGAATACAATTATGGGTGAAACGCTTCCTGTTCTATAATTACCAGTTGCCCCAGTTCCTCCATTTATGATAGCACTTCCATTGTAATCATAATCAGGTTGATCATAACAAGTTTGAAAATCTGTAATCGAATAGTATGATCCAACAACTAGATCATCGGAATTTATAAGAGCTGTGAGTTCATCATATGTGACTTCTGTTACTCCTCCACCTCCTCCACTTCCAGTAGCACCAGTTGGACCAGTTTCTCCAGTAGCACCAGTTTCTCCAGTAGCACCAGTTGGACCAGTTTCTCCAGTAGCACCAGT